TGGGACGGTCCTCCGTCCAGCTCAGAAGTAAACGCCAGAAACAAAACAAGTTGAACAAAAACAAGTTTAACAAAACGCAGTTAAAAAATTTATCTCTTTTTGGGCTTCCGGGGTTTGAGTTTTGGCGCCTGAGCCGCAGCGGCTGCGACTTTTTTCCACCACTTTCTATCCTCAGCCGTCGAGAGGTTTTTGACGAGTTTTTGATTCATGGGTGGGTTTTTATTTCAGATTCTTATCGACCATGTTGACGAATTTTTCCCACGGAAAAAGTTTTCCTGGGCAATCAGTTTTAGTCGATCCAACCTCTCTATGAGGTTTAAGAGTAAACAGATTATACTTCCACCAAACCAACCCTGCAACATGAGCCGCGGCAAAATCCAACAAAGCATCATCCGGTGGTTTGATGGAAAAATTGCCTACCAAACAAACTCCGATAGAATCACTATTTGCTCCCTTTGCATGAGCCCCGACTAGATTAGCCGGCCGTCCACTCAACATCTGCAACTTCCCATGAACCCTCTCGATCACATAATGATACCCAATATCAGCCCAGCCCTTTGCCTTGTGCCACTCTCGAATCTGCTCAATATTCGGCTCCGTTCCATCCTCACTCGCTGAATGATGAATCACTACCTTGTTAAGAGTTTTTAGTTTCATTTCTTTTCCTTCCTCTGTGCCATGTAATACTTTGGCGGTTTCAAAAGTTTCTCAATCAACCACTCGAGATCCATGTTTCCTTTTCCAGCCTTATAGCTTTCCTCCACTAATTTCACCTTATACATCATCCCTCTACAGCCGCTGGAGCAATATTTTTTTGTTTGCTTCCTGGCATGTAACACTCCTCCGCACACTTCGCAGTTTCCGCTCACTATGTTCTTGGCTCCTTTAACTCAAAGTTAAATTTTGCTTCTTGGTCGTCTACCGATACAAAACCCCGGCCCCTCGTTCCGTTTTAACACAACGCCGTGCGGTTTGTCAAGGCCCCTTTGTCAAGAGGGTCGGCCCCGACCCGCTCGCAAGGCGACTCCAAAACCAAGGTGACTCACGATTCTTCGACAGGTTTTTCTTCGACCCAAAAGACTAACGTCCAAGGCGCGGGAATCCTGGGGGTTTTTCGACTTGACAAACCCGAAGGGGTTAGGTATAAGGAAAGGGTCTTTCAGCGGGCGGCGCGGAGGCGGGGTCAATCTAGTGCATGATCCAAACTCTTTTACCGCCGGCTCATTATTCACAGGCATCGGTGGATTTGATTTAGGTCTAATAGAAAGCGGCTGGAAGATTCTTTTTCAAGTCGAAAACGAGAGATTCAAACAAAGAATTTTAAAAAAGCGCTTCCCCAATGTCGAACTCCATTCCGATATTCGATTTCTGGACTATGGATTACTTCCGCGACCTCGTTTGCTTTGCGGCGGCTTTCCTTGTCAAGACATCTCAAAAGCCAACTCAGTCGAGAGAAAAGGCTTGCGAGGTGAAAAAAGTGGTCTTTGGAAAGAATTTCTCAAAGCCATTATCAACCTTAAACCAGAGTGGGTGTTAGTTGAAAACTCTGACCAACTCTTTAACTGGGTGCCCGAAGTGCGGGCCAGCCTCAGTAGACACTCTTATGCCTCCTTGTCGCTGGTCTTGTCTAGCGGGTTTATTGGAGCTAAACACTCCAGACCAAGAGGATTCGTGGTTGCCAACTCCAACGGCGAAAGCCAACCATTGCTCTCCTTATATGATGAGATGGCCGATTTATCAAAGATGGCAAGAAAAGTTCCCTGGCCCGCTCCGCCCGATAGAATGGGAATGGCTCCTTGGATTCCCAATAGGATGGACAGACTTAAGAGTCTCGGAGATTCAGTTGACCCAAAAATAATTTATCTTTTTGGCCTAGCTCTAAAAAGAATTATCCTTCGTGAGAGCAAAATCTAAACCCGCTCTCGCGATTTTAGAAAAAAGGAGTTAAACATGGAACAGATCACGTTTGATGTTAAGGTGAACAAGGAAGTTGTCGGTCAGGCTACTTGCTCGAAGTACAACTCAGTCGAGGAAGCCACTAGCTCAATTCCTGCCGACAAGCTCCTGAAGCTCATTAACCGTTCAGTGAAGTCCGAAGCCTCTAATAAAGTTCGTCTGAGCTTTATGGGAGAAACCCCTGAGCGTGCAATCGCCCGAATCGCTCGCGCTGCGAAGAAGGGTGAGATCAGCAAGTCTGATGCTGCTGCACAAATTCAGGCTCTTGCTGCGAAGCTCGCAGCTTAATACTAACTAGCAGTCGCGCCCTAGTTAGTCTTTACTCGGGGGGAGAGGGTCTTAACCGGCCTTCTCCCCCTTTTTTTATTGCCTAATCAAGCCCTTAGCCTCCTCTTGACAAACCCCCGGCTCATAGGCTACCCTAGACGTGGGGGCCACGAGCCGAAAAAAATTCCTTCCCCCATCTAGAGTTTCTGTGGCCTTCGGCTAAAAAATTTTGCCCATAATTTTTGAATTTAAAGTTGAGATATTAAAATGCCCGCTACACAAAGATTTGAACCAAAATCTCTACAGCCGCGCCACCGAAACATCATGCGGCTCCAGCTCGCAAACTTTAACAAAAAAGAAATCGCAGAGATGGTTGGCCTAAGTGAAGCGGCCGTTGGTTACATCACTAATTCCGACATCTACAAGTCCGAACTCTCCAAACTCGAACAAGAAATCAACACCAAACTTGTCGATGAAGCCCTGGATGTTCGGAAGGAAATTTCTGCGCTTTCAAAAAAAGCCATTCTGGAGTTAAAAGCGATCCTCTATAACGAGAGCGCCAATCCAAAGCTAAAGGCCGACGTGGCGTTTGATATTCTAGACCGCGATGGTTTCGCGGCTCCAGAAGAACGCCGCGTTACAATCGAATGGACTGACGCTGTGAAAAAAGCCCACGCCCGGCGCAAGGAACTTAAACTAGTTAAAAACGGCGAAAAGGTCATTCCTCTTCCCGGCTGGTCAGAAGAACCCAAACAACTCGAAACCTCAGAACCAGAGAAAACTGGAACAGACTAACCCAACCCTCTGATGAGATTCCTGGATTTATTTAGTGGAATCGGTGGGTTTGCTCTAGGTCTAGTTCGAGCCGGGTTCACTCCGGCGGCATTTTGTGAAATAGACCCAGTGGCGAGAGCTGTTTTAAAATCTCACTGGCCTAGAACAAAATGCTACGAAGACATAAGATCCCTAGATGCAAAAAGACTATCTCAGGATAAGATTTGTTTCTCTCTCATTTGCGGTGGATTTCCATGTCAAGACATCAGCCTGCTGGGAGAGCAAAAAGGTCTAATCCGAGGCCCGCAAAGCAGTTTATGGTTCGATATGCTTCGATTGATTTCCGAAACTAAACCTAAATACATTTTGATCGAAAATGTCGATGCCATTCGAGTTAAAGGATTGGACGTTATTTTACGGGGACTCTCTGAGATCGGGTATGCTGCGGAATGGCATTGTATACCCGCTTACTCAGTTGGTGCCCCGCATAGACGCGAAAGAATCTGGATTATTTCCTACCCCGACATCGAGGGATTGGAAAGATTCTCTGGGAATGACCAAATCAGATACACTTGGCCGCAACCGCACGGACCAGCTTGCGAGAAGGATTTATTTTCTAGAAAACACTTCAGCAGATGGTGGGCTACTGAACCCAAGTTGGGTAGAGTGGCTCATGGGATACCCCGGCGGGTGGACAGAATTAAACTTTTAGGTAACTCAGTTGTTCCTCAAATCGTTACTATTCTTGGCAAAGCCATCTTAGCTAGAGAAAGTTTAATTAACTAATGCAACAAGCTGAGGAGTTAATCTCGGAAGATAATTTGGGCGACCAGGCCAGGCCCAGGCCAGGCCCAGGCACTCCCCTAGAAGAAGCCGTTGAATACTACATGGACGACCCCGTTGCATGGGGTAATGATCTTCTAGGAGCAAAATACTGGGAATGGCAAGAAGAAGCCATGTTGGCTCTTGCCCATAAGAGATTCGTCGCAATTCGCTCTGGTCACAACGTCGGAAAAACCTTCCTTCTCTCCAACATCATCACCTGGTTTCTGACTTGTCATCCGATGTCAAAAGTCCTTTGCACCGCACCAACGAAAGAACAGCTCTTTGACAACCTTTGGGCAGAATGCGCGGCAAGAATTAGAGAATCCAAATCCCTTGCCTCCATTCTCGACCACCGAAAAGACACCATCGTCGTTAAGGGGTTTGAAAAAGAATGGTTCGCTCTTGCCAGAACGGCTGAGGTTAGAAAACAAGGAAAAACCGGCTTGTCGATGGCAGAAGGTCTACAAGGCCGCCACGCTCAAGAAGGTATTTTACTTGTCCTAGACGAAGCCTCTGGTATTGATGAAGTAATTATGAACACCGTTGACGGTGTTCTGGCAGCGCCAAATTCTTACGTCATAATGACCGGAAACCCCACGAGGTCTAGTGGGAGATTCTATGACGTCTTTCACTCCCGCGGAACTTCTTGGCACAAAATCCACGTAGATTGCGAACAAATCTCTAAGGCCCACCCTGAACAAGTCGATCCTCACTGGATCGAAATGATGCAGGAAACCTATGGCTCAAGAGAGCATCCGCTTTATCTGATTCGAGTCCGTGGGGAATTTCCTCCTGCTCAACATAACTCGGTTTTCAGCCTTGATAGAATCGAAGCCGCAAAATCCCTCAAACTCGAACCTACTCGATATGATCCTTATGAACTCGGAGTTGACGTCGCTCGTTATGGTGACGGCGAAACAGTCTTCGTAGTTAAACAAGGATCAAAAATCGTAGAACTAAAGGGTTACGAACAACGTTCAACAATGGAAACTGTTGGACGAGTAATCCAATACATCAACCACCTAAAACCCATTGCAGTTAAGATTGACTCCTCCGGCGTAGGTGGCGGTGTAGTTGACCGGCTTCGAGAGCTAAACTATGATGAAATCATTGCCGTAGACAACGGCTCTGCTCCTACGGATACAAAAAACTTCATCAACGTTCGGGCAGAATCCTATTGGCACTTAAAAACTCTTTTAGAAACCAAAGCCATCCAAATCCCCGACGATCCAGTTCTTCATGCCCAAATGACCGCAGTTACCTACGAGGTTAATTCTCGAGGTAAAATCAAAATCGAATCCAAAGAAGATCTAAGGCGCCGTGGAGTAAAATCCCCAGACCGCCTAGACGCGCTAGTTCTTGCTTGCATGAGTGCTAATATGCCTCGAAAGCGCGCTAGGTTTGGCACGTTTAATTTTATGGGACGATAACATGCCAGTTAAATACATCGTAGAACAAATCCAATTCCCCTCTTGGGCTGGGGATAGATTCAAGAAACTAGACATTTACCAACGATTCTTAGATGGTAAAATTTACGACCATCTTCAATTTCCCTTTTATCAAGAAGTAGAAGATGGCACTCAAGCCTATATTCCACTACGGGAGCGACGGCCGTCGGTAATCTATAACCTCTGTCGCCTGGTTGTCAACCGCTCAAGTCGGTTGTTATTTGGAGGAAAACACTTTCCCAAGTTCATCTGCCCAGATAAAGAAGCAGTTGAATTTATCCAGCGCGTGAAGGACAAATTTAACCTCCAAGGCGCTATGCTCGAAGCCGCTTACACCGGCGCGATTGGCTCCGTTGGAGTTTTTTTCTCAATCATAGAAGAAAACATCGCATTCGAGATCATCAATCCCCGCTGGTGCATGCCGAGGTTTGATAAACTCTGCGAACTCGAAGAAGTAATGATTATGTATCCCGTTTGTGGATATGATCTTTACTCCTGCGGTTACTCCATCGACGAAGATGATATAAACGAAGAGTTTTTCTTCGCAAAAAAATTGACCAAGACAGAAGAAATTCGCTTTGTTCCAATCAAAGTTGATGAGTACGAAAAACAATCCAATCTCGTGATCGACAAAGAACGAAGCGTGGTTCATGATTTCGGCTTCGTTCCTGGGGTTTGGATTAAAAACCTCTTTCCCGGCGAGGGAGTAGATGGAGAGTGTACTTTTTCTCAAATCCTAAACTCGAGTGTCGAAATAGACTACCAACTTTCCCAGTGTGGACGGGGGTTAAAATACAACTCCGACCCACAGTTGATGATTAAAGAACCCAGCGGCAACTCGACTCTCGTTACCAGCCCAATGGGCAATGCTGACACTCCCACAATCCGGTCAGCTTCTAATGCTTTATTTGTCGGCGAAGAAGGAGATGCAAAACTTCTCGAGATCTCCGGCGCTGGCCAAAAAGCAGTTCTAGATTACGTCAAACAAGTCCGGCAATACGCCCTAGAAACCGTAGCTTCTTCAGTTAAAGACGCTGAAAGCTCTTACGGCAACACCTCCGGGCGTGCGATGGAAATTCTTGAAGGTGATCTAGTTGCATTTGCCTCAGTTCTGAGACTGACTTATGGCGAAAAAGGGCTAAAACCTCTGGTTTTTAAACTTTTAAAGGCCGCAAAACTCAAAGGCTGGGTTAATTCTGACCCCACGAGCGATAAAGACTTCGACATCGAACTCTACTGGGGCAACTGGTTTGATCCAACTCCAACAGATATGTCTCAGACTGAGATTGCTCTTGATCTTGCAGTGAAATCTAAGAGACTGTTTATGCACGAAGCCCGCATGATCTCCGCCGGCATGTGGGATGTTGGGCATTCTGATCCACACAAACTCGAAGCTCAGTGGCCAATTCCAGATGATCCTGATCTTCCAGGGTTAAGAGAAGAACCAGAATCAGAATCAGAATCCTCAGATCCTAAGACTGAAAACGAAAAAGACCCACGCGCTCGAAACTCAAAGGTCAGTGGATGAAAAAAATTTTCCACAAAAAGCGCTTTATGTTTGGGCCGGCGGATCTGACTTTCATCCACGTTGATTCTCTTGATTGCTGGTGTCAACCAGTTCTCGTAGAAGTCTCCGATGGAATGACGCTAGAAGAATTCGAATCCGAGTTTGCTTCGGAAACTATTCGACAAGAAAAAGCCATAGCAAGGTGGATACATTGATGAGAAAAGTTTTTGTTCTAGTTCTTGGAATTTTCTTCCCAACTTTAGCTCTTGCTGGGACTTTTCAAGCCACTTGTTCTACGACATCTTCGGTTGTAGTTCCGGCAAACTCGGCCCGGCAGAGAATTTTAATCAAAAACACCTCTAGCCAGGCAGCAATTATCTGCTACCAAGACCCTTGTACTGCTGCAACTGGTTATACTCTTGGCCAAAACGAGGTGTTAGACTCAGTTCATTCTCGCGGAACACCAATCACTTGCATCACTGGTGGTTCAACTGCAACACTAAACATGGTAGAGGAATAAAACATGACTTATATCGAAAAACTTCTAACCCACCCGGTTCTTCGGGAAGAAAACAAAGAAGGATCAACTGAAGGCTCTGGTGGAGCACAAAATCCTCCAGCCGATGATCCTAAAGCCGCAAGCGTGACTGCCTTGCGCGCTGAAAAAGCAGATCTCGAAAAACGCA